TGAGTTTCACCCCATTCAATGCCATATTTCTGATAAATAGGTATCAAATGAGAGAACAACAAGGCGTTGGCGCCTTTCACACGATACTCAGGCAGAACGCCAATCAATAACAAATCGACAACCTTTGTCTTATGAAACTTCAACACACGAAGTACATTCCACCAGCCAAAAGGCAGCAACCTGCCCTTATGAAGCTTTTGTAATGCACGCGTCAACGAAGGAATTGTGATGCCGACTCCCACTAATTTATGAGGCGTTACACTCCAGTCTTCCACTATCGGCACCCAGTTGAGATCAACAAAAGGCAGATACATGTCTACATATTGCTTGATCTGCTTGTCTGTCAGCTCTGAATATCCATAGAGATTCTTAAAGGTTTCATTGTTTTCCCACAATTCCTTTAAACCGATAATCAGTAGTGTGATGACGGCTACAACTCCCAAAACTATTCCGATTATTGGAGCAAATGCTCCAATAAGTCCAAGAACTGTTGTTCCCATTGCAGCCGCTGCAACCTGTACAGCTAGAAAAATTGGTAACAAGGCCCCTACAACCGCTAAAATACCAACAAATACAATGATTGCTTGTTTAATCGGAGCGGATAAATTACTAAACCAAGTTGCGACCTGGTTTACAATTTTCCCTAATGCTTGAAAGACTGGTATCAACATTTCAAGGATCGGTTGGCCAATTACAGCGAGTGCGTTGGTTCCTGATTGCTTCAGGTTTCCCATTACGTTCTCGAGACCGTCAGCTTCCCTCTGAGCCTGTCCAAGGGCTCCTGAAAGTTTATTCCCGTCTTCGACCATCTGAAGCAAGGTCAATTGCTTCTGCGCTTCGCTTAGGTCCTTAAATGATTTCCCGTATAATTTATTTGCAGCGGCATTTCTGGTCGTTTCCGTTGCAGAAATCCCAAGAGCTGCATCGTTTGCAAAGTTTCCTTTTAGAAAAGATTGTAGGCTTTCTGATACGCTCTCAATGGACTTGTCGTAAAAAGCTGCGCCATCCGCCGCTGCCCTAGTTGCACGGGAAGTCAGGTCAAGTGCTTGCGCAGTGTCTAGTCCTGAAGTTTTTGCAAATGAAGCCATTTGAGTGAATGAGCCTTGCAAACGCTCAGGCACAATGTCCATTTCTTGGCCAATAGCATTCAGTGATTCCTTTGCTTGAGCTTCCATGTCGCCAAAAACAGTTGTGAATTGTGCATTACTTGCTTGAATCTGAGCCGCTGCTTCAATAGATGAAGCCCCTACTTCTAAGATTTTTTGCGACAACTCTGCCAACTTCTCACTCGTTCGCTGAAGTGCTTCTGCTCGGATAGTGTTTGACATTGCTGTCATGCCGTCTTGAGCGTTATCAGCAGACGATTTAGTTTGGTTCATCTCATTGTTGAGATGATTTAATGCAGTCTTAGCTTGATTCAGTTCAGACTCCATTTTATTGGCTTGTGTGGAATTTTCACCAAATTCTTTTTTGGTGAGCTCCAGTTGTCGTTCTAAGTTTGAAATCTGCTTATTGACAATATCAGACTGTGCGCCAATCTTTTTCTGAGCGAGAGCATTTCTCTCGGCTTCACTAGCGTTTGAACCTAAAGCACTTTCTTGCAGTTTAAATGAACTTGTCACCTTCTCCATCTCGGATGCTAGTTGGCTCTGTTCATTCTGCAAATTGTTTAGCTTACTGATATTGTTCTCTGTCGCTTGACCGTTTCCAGATAATGCCTGGTTCACACTTGCAAGCTTACCCTCATATCCTTTTAGGACGTTTTGAGTAACTTCGACTTCGCGTTGAAAGGCACGGTACTGATCAGCACCGATATCACCATTTTTGAACTGTTGCTCCACCTGAGACTGAGCTTGTCTCAAGGTTTCCAGTTTCTCCTTAGTCGTCGCAACTTGCTTTTGTAAGACCTCTTGTTTCTGAGTCAGGAGCGTTACGTTCCCTGTATCAAACTTCAAGGCCTTGTCAATCTGTCTCAACTCCTGACTTGCATCAGTAGCAGCCTTATTGACATTTTTCAGCGCCTTCTGTAAGGGTTGCGTGTCGCCATCAATTTCAATTTTGATACCTTTGATATTTCCTGCCATATTTCCTCCTTTCTCAAAAAATGGAAAAGCGCTGAGAGAATTTCTACGACTGATAATGCAGTCAGCCTAATGAACTTGGTCTCAGAATTGCTCTCTCAGCACTCATTTTTCTTTAAAAACTGTCAAAATCAGCTTGCGTGGCTTTCCGTTCGCCACCCTTATCCTCACTCCTTAAATTCACATAATCCGTCTGATAATCTAGAGCCATTCCGATTGAAATGTGCTTTAGATCATCGATAGACAGACCAGTTTCTTTACAGCAGGACAGATAAGACTCTACTGTGAAGATTTCTTCGCTAGCTGATTCTGAGTCATCTGGTGCTTTTTTGTCGTCATGCTCGCATTCAGTATTTCCATCAGAACAGGCCCAACTTCCTGAATCGGAAAGACTTCCATTTCCATAAAGAATTGTTCATAAGGCTTGATATGAGGATTTGCAGATTTAGCAAAGGTCCAAAAAAGACGGTTGAAGAAGGTCATATCAAACTCTTCTAGCATTGAAATGTCAATGTCAGTCGCTGTCAATTCTTTTTCAGCTTCCAGCTTGTTCAATTCATTCATGAATGATTGATTTTTCAACATTGAGAACAAATCTTGGAAATAATCTTTCCCAAATTGTTGCTTGTAGGCGATAGGAGTATAGCCATTAGTACCTAACTCATACTCCTGATCGCCAACTAAAACGATTTTACGCATAGATCTTCTCCTTAAGCTGCAACGGCAGTAGGTTCATACACTTTCTTGAACCAGTTGTCATACGCATCCTTGTCATCAGCTGATGTGATTGAACGTTTAACAACTGTATCCAATGGACGCGGGCTAGCTTTGAAACTAAGTTCACGTTCGTTGGTTGATGTCCCATTCTTAGTTTTTGAGCCAAGAGATGGGCGACTGGCAAAACAGTAGTACATCACATAGCGAGTCTTATTTTTGTCGCCTTCAAACTGGAACATCATTGCGAACTCTGTCAAGCTCGCATCTGCTTTTTCAGTCATGACACCCGTCTGAGGATCCTTGATTTCACCGAGAATTTTTGTTGCAAATTCATCGATGATGTGCGGAATTTTAAGTTTACCTTCATAGCCTTCATTTGAATTCATGAAATGGTAATCCTTGTTGTCTGCTTTGATAGGGGTTGTTTCCCCTTTGGTATCAAGTGTCAGCTCCATCGCCCCGGGAAAACGAAAAACATCGCCGTAAGTGATAACTCCATCTGCTGCAAGTGTTTTGACAGGTGCGATATGTACGTTTTCTAGGCCAAAGGTTACTTTATTTTCTTGAGTCATGTCATTCCTCCTTAGTATAGATAGACCGTATAAGACTTGACATAGAGTCTTTCAGTCTCGATAAATGTTTCTTCTTGAACTTCAAAAAAGAGCTCGTGGGTTGCCCACAGCTCTTCCAGACGTTCTTCCAAATCTTCATCCTTCCGCTCAAAAGCTAGCTCTACTGTCGCGCTCTTAATCTGATGATTAACCGTGTTGTCAGCTGCATTGATGGCTGGACTCGATTCATAATAGACCAGGTAAGGTAGGTCAGGAGCGTTCCCAGTTTTAAACGCTCGATAAGTGACAGGCAAGTTTGCCTGTTCCAAAATAGCAGCAAAGTCTGATAGCTTCATTTCCCAATCTCCTTGATACGCTTCTCAAAGTTCTGAATTGCTTTTTCTTCAGCTGGCTTGATGTGGATGATACCAGCGACACGACCACCATTTCTTGAAAGGTGCCCGTTCTCAAGTATGTGAGTAAGACTTGCAACTGCGTTGAACACTACAAAAGAGCCATTGGCCAACTTCTTCTTTTTCCAACTTCTACGATACTTTCCGTACCGTTTCGGACTTGTCTCTTTCAACTCATCCACAGTCTCATCAGCCACTTGCTCTGCAATCTTATCCACTTCTTCAGTAACCTCATCAGAGTAAGCTGCAAGCTCTTTCGCTATCAAATCAGCAAGGTCATTACTCATTTCAAGACCTCTGATAAAGTCAACTCTAAAATTTCAGAATCGATAGGATAGGTTTTTAAGATGCGATATTGCTTGCCTTCAAACTTCGCAAACTCTTGATTCTCATACTCAAAATTTCGAATCTCAACGACCAAGCTCGGCTTTAAACCTGCTTGATTCGCTTGATAAAATTCAGAGCGAGTAACCCTCTTTTTGCGACATAAGAGAATAACTTCGACATCTTCAGAGATTTGTTGTAGTAACTTATCCTTACCTGTTACTTTTTTAGAGATCAGCGTGATTTCATGATTCCACATTCTTGACCTCTTTCTTTGATGCTAATTGTAAATTATGCAGTCGCCATTGAAGGTGACGTGGCATATCCACCCCACCCTCATAGCGATAAGCAGCATAGTCAACGATAAACATTTCATGGTCAGCACGCTCACCAACAAGCTCGATACCGAGGTTATCGGTCAATTCGGTAATGACACTTGAAATGATTTTTTTTAACGGCTTGTCTCTCAAGCTAGTTGAAATACCCAGCTTAAGCTTCAGCAATTCTAAAAGCTGACCTTCGTCCATGTTTACTCCTCAACTTCCTTAGCAGGTTCTTCAGCAGTTTCCTCAACTGTTTCTGCCTGCTCAACTGCGGGCTCTTCCTTAACTTCTTTTGTTTCAGGGGCTGGTTTCTTAGGCTCATCATCTCCCAAAACATCAAGGAAGATAGAGCCAGCAGTGTTAGCGCCAGTCAAAAGACCGTTGGTAAAGCTATCTGTGGGCTCATATCCCTCACGAGGAAAGATATCGCCAACAGCATAGTCATGTTTTTCAGGATCAGCCAAGTCCTTGAAAGGACGGATTACTTTATAGCTCATACGCCACCTCCTTAAGCTACAGCATCAGTGTAGGTTCCGAATACTCCCGCATCTTCATCTGTCTTCTTGATATCAAAACGAAGGTATGATGCAAGGTTCTTACCAAATTTATGATTATCTTCCCAATTCACGGTCAATTCCATACGGTCAAACAATGTAAGGAAGTATTCGACATCACCGATGAAGAATTTCATTTCACCTTCTTGACCTAGTAGTGTATCTTCAACTGGATAAATTGTTTTACCTGAGAATGAGTATCCAGTTGGTGAAGTGATATCGGGCTGCATCATGTAACGGCCATCTTTGTCCTTGATCTTATCCAGTGCATTGAACATGGTATCTGTAACAACAAGTGATTTTTTGTAGACAGATGAAATTTTAGTGTTTAAAATGTCCTTGATTCCATCAAGTCCGCTAGCGTTTACAACTTTTGCAGATTTCATAACATCCGCAACAATTGCCAATTTTGTTTGTTCGTCTTGGTCTTGGATATCTTCTTGAAGGATTCCGATGAGATCGTATTGCGCATCTTCAATAGCTTCACGAGAAATAGGAAGTTCACCACGATAGGTCTTGATTTTGTAATCAACTTCAGTGATTTTTGTTTTTCCTAATTCTGGATTTTCTTCAAGCTCACCAACTTCTGTCATCTTACGATTTGATTTTTTCAGAACTGGGTAAGTACCTGAACCACTTGTTACTTTGACAATATGAATAAGGTTGAGCAATGGGTTCTGACGTTCAGGTGTTTTTTGTGGCTCCAAAACCTCTTTCGGAATAATCGCTCCTACATCTGTTGTTTTAACACCTGTGCGTTTTTGTCCACGAGAGCGGATGAATTCTAGTACTGCGTCACGTTGTTCCAATTTCTGTCCTCCACGTTTTTCTTGACTTGGGTAAGTCGGGGCTTTGCGATTCAATTCTTCAACTTGATTTTGCAAATCTTCGATTTCCTTTTCAAGTTGTTCTTTTTCTGCCAATTTTTCATCCAATTCTTTTTGGATGTCTTCCAGGTTCTTTTCAACCGCTGAAACTTCTTCGTCAGTTCCAGCTTGTTCCAATTTCTTCGCTTCAAGTTCAGAGCGTTTGTTCAATTCTTCGATTGATTGTTCAAGCTTTACCACTTTGTCTGCTTTGTTGCGCATACGAGCGCCCAAAATCAATAGTTTGTTCATAGATTAAATTTCTCCTTAATTTCTTTCTTGCGCTTGTCCAGCGCTTCACGATTGGCACGCTGTTGACTTTCAAAGTCTTTCTGTCGTGCAGCAATTTCCGTTTGTGGATAGGCTGGGAAAGTACATGGACTCACTTCAAAGATTTCTAATTCCAAGATAGTGTCCAGGTACGAACCATCTGCTTGCTCTTCCGTATTGATTTTGATTGGGATGAAACCAAAGCTACATCCAATTACATCGCCACA